GCAGAACTCAGTCGTCTATATGTCTCATTCTGGATTTATCCGGAGTGTTGCATTGTGATCTTGAACGTGAAATTATCGGTGTTTCGGCCCTGGTTTTTCATTAGTAAAGCGGGTTTCTGTGCAAACACGACACAAAAACAGTTTCGGTTTGTTCTACTCATGTCAGAGATAAGTTCCTGGGGTAGTAGATTGGAGTTTTTGTGGTTTCCTCTCTGAAATCACTTTTTGTTTTCAACATGAACTACGACAATGGCACATTTGCCCAGCCTCGTAGCGCTTGGACCTGCGATAAGGTTCGGAAAGTTGTGGTGGCTAACCTTGTTCCACCCTCAGAATGTTCTTTAAATAAACCTTCTGTCTCACAAGTTATGGACGCTAATAAGTTTTCTTCGTGGGCTGATGAAGTTGAGGAGGACATGAAGTCTAAAGTTGTTGCTGCTTCGCAGTTGACACTTCAAGAGTTGTATGAGGCTATTGGTTACAAGCTTGACCGTATTAACAAGCAAGCTCCATTTATTGTAGAGGAAACTATGAAGTTAGAATTTGAGGCTGTATGCCCAGTTCCAGAATTTAATCCGCGTAATTATGTTACGAAGCCATCTTTGCTTAGGAAGCAGTGGTATGATCAGATTTATTCTTGGCTGCGTATGAAGTATCCTCGTGATGTTCGTAGTGCGCGTAAATCGCGTTTTCAATATTTAGTTGCTACTAGTGTTAAATTTCAAACCACAATTTCTTTCTCTGCCGTTCAAAAATCTTGTGCGAGACATCGCAAATGGATTGAGAAACGGTCTGCTGACAATGCAGTTCTTGCCAGCTCAAAGAGTGAAAAGAGATGGGAACGAGGTACTCGAGTAGATCGTCATATTGATGACCAAGTAACAACGGTTATCAGAGATGGTCGAATTTGTCAAGAATATGAGGAACTTGCCGCTTTATGCGACGATGATCCCCAGATGGAGGAGATGTATGAGTATTGTGTTGCAGAAACAACAGCACGAAAGAAATTTCGTAGAAATTTGAGAGGTCCGGCACCTCCCCAAGATCATGAATCTGTTTTTGATGCCGGTGAAGGGCAATCCGGCTTAGGCCAATGGATCCCGGATGTTCCAGCAGCTAATGAAGCTGTTCATCGAGCGCGTGATGCTATTCCGCGTATGGAACGAGCAGCAGATGATATATCTACAACTGCACGAGAAGCAACAGGATTATTGCAAAATATACAAATGTTTCTTAGTAAGTTGCCCCATCTTGGAACCAAGATGGCTTTAGATGTAGGGTTTTCTGTCGATGTTGCTGTATTGACTGTAGATTTGTTAAAAGCGTTAGCTAATGATGATCGTTGGGCTTATCCAACTATTTGTGTTAGAATTTTGCGTTTAGCAGGTTTGTCAGCGAAAGTGTGGAATGGTTTTCTTGAGTGGATTACTATCCGTGCTGCCCCGAATCAAGGTGAACAGGAGCAGCAGGGTGTGGATATTGGCTATGGAGAGGCTGCAGGTGATAAGTCTGCGACGCAAATTCTCACGGCGCTAGTTGGGACGCTAGGATTGGCTGCCAACTGTACTGATAAGCAAATACAGCGTGTTAATGCGCTCATGTTATTTTATGAGCGGACAAAGAAAGCTACTGATGATGTGCAAGATCTTAGTATGCAGTTGTTATTTAAACTGCCAGATTGTGTTCGTGCATGGATATGTTATTTGTCTCCTGAGTCTTGGTTCTATATTGAAACTATTCCTGGGACTGGTAATTTGGCATTGTTGAGTGATTATTTTGAAAAGATGGTCACTATCGATGGAATTCGGTGGCTGGCGTGTGATAAGAAGGAACAGGATAAGTGCCTTACGTTTATACAGAAGTATCATGATGTTAGTGCAGAGTTTGTTGCTACCAAGCAGCGTTTATCTACTACTCATTCATCATATATGATGCGTTTACAGAGTTGTGTTCAGAAGTGTTTGGATGTTATTGATGTTACGTGTCATGTTGGACGAACGAGGGCAGTACCTTTTGTTTTGTACTTGTCTGGTGCGCCTGGTGTTTCGAAGTCGTCGATTTCCAGTAAGATTATTCTGGATTTGACGCCTATGGAGTTACGAGATGATAATAACTTGTTTGTTAGAAATAGTAGTTGTAGACATTACGATGGCTATTACAATCAGTATGCTTGTTATATGGACGAGTTCGCCGTTAAAGAGGAAGTCGGAGATGGTGAAATTGATCCGTATACTGAGTTTCAGAACTTGGTTTCTTCAGCACCATATCCGTTGCCACAGGCTAGTGAGCCTATGAAAGGAAAAGTTATGTTTACATCGAGGTTGATGGTTGTTTCGTCTAATGAGGCGTATCCGCGGCCTAAAGGTATTAAATGTGGACCTATCTGGAGACGACGGAATGTGTTATGTGATGTTCGGGTTAAACCGGATTATTGTGTGATTGATTCTGCTGGTAATAAGACGAGTCGATTGGATGGTATCAAGTGTATTCGCGGCGCAGGTGGTGATGCCACTAAGTGCATTGAGTTTGCTGTGTTAGATCCTAATCAAAAGGCTTTGAATGCTACTGAGGAGTATCTTGACTATGACGCCTTTATGGCATATGTTGTAGCTGAGTGGAATCGTCATTGGCAGTGTGAGAAGTCACGTATTAAGACTTATGAGAGATATCGTAGTGACCCGCCGTTGGTGGAGGCTATCAATATTGCAGATGTTAATATTTCGCCGAGGCTTCGTGAGTTGTATGCCACGAATGATGACAGAATAGACCAGTTCTATAAGGATGTTGTTGTTTGGGAAACGGCAAAGAAGCTGCATGAAGCAGCTATGGCTGAGAAGCGTATGCGTGATAAACGTGGTGAGAAGATCCTCGATACTGATGTCGGTGAAGGGCAGATGCAATCGCCTGATGCGTATGAGCCATGGTATGAAGCACAAGAGCAACCATATCGGGAAGCTCCTCAAATTGTGCAAGAAGCCGTTACTGGTTTTGTTTTGGAAACATGCGGAGTGGCTAAGTTTCAAAGAGCTACCAAGGGACATTTAGATCCGGTAGTTAGCTTGCGAGAAGCGGCTAATCAGCCTATTCTTGGACCAGCTGATATTGAAGCGCGTAATCCGTGGAGCCCTACTTATGAAGATGAGGGGCCTGGACTTGAATCCGAGTTTATTGATGAAGTTAATGGAGTCCATTATGGCGAGCGTTATCCTAAAGAATCAGAGATGAAGTTTCAATTTACTGCTAAGGGTGTGTTTATGCTCGTACGTGGTATGTGCAATTGCGTTTCATTCTGGTTCCAAGTGTATCAACGGGGATTTTGTAAGACCCTTGCTTTTCATATGGGAATGGAAATAATTCGGCAGCATTGTACTGGTAAGTGGCTTATGTTTGGCTACATGTTGGAATTTGCGAGTACTGCGTACTCTATTTATAGCATGTATAAGATCATATCTGGGTATCTTGGTAAGCGAGAGACTGAAAAGATGCAAGGAGAGACTAAAACAGAAGTTGTTGAAATGAACCTTTTGTGTTCAAAGTATGCGGGAGTTAAAGCCAAGGAAGTTCCACGAACGGACTTGGAGCGTATTGCAGAACTCGCCGTTAGTATTGGAGCTCAGAAACAAGCTGGACTTGATATTGAAGCCGAGTCAAAAGATTATGACCAAAAGCGAAAAGCTCGTCGTGCTAAGCGTGTACAACGTAAAGCGCAAACGGTTAAAGCGGTTGGAGAGTCATTGGATAAGGTCGCTGACGATATCTCGTACATGCTTGCACGTAAGAGTATTATCAAAGTTCGTTATCAGGATCGAATCACTTGTGGAGTCGGGATGGATGGCACATATGTGCTTATGCCACGACATTCTCTTACAGGGGAGAAGGGTTTTATCGCTGAGGGAGATGAATTCAAGATCATTCTCAATAATGGGACCGTGTTTAACATAGTTTTTAACCCAGAGCAGTGTGCAACACTTGAGGAGAGCGATGTTCTTATGTATGATTGTAAGTTACAGGGACGTAGTTTTCCGGATATTAGTCAGTTGTATTTCACGGATAAAGATCTTGAGTTTTTGGAA